CTCTGGGGGAACGCCGCCTGTTGGCGCAAAAGCGCCTAAATCTGGGCTAGGGGGCAGAGGCGCTTGCGCCCCGCCGAAAGGGTTAAGCACCCCGCCTGACTCGGTTTGAGCCGCTTCAGCGTCTTGAGGTGTTTGTTGCCCTTGTTGTATTAAGAACTTGTCAGGGTTTTTAACCCCGAAACCTGTCTGTAACACGTATTTAGCTAAAGCAGCAGGGTCTATGACCACACCCACCAGCGGGGCGACAGCGTTCATCAACGACACTGCCTGCTGTTTTCGTATAGTTTCATTCATCGGCTGAGTTGACCCGCCCTCAACGGAAAAGTCGTACTCGCCTATAATGTCGTCACGTTCAAACGGAACGAAAAGATTCTCGCCGCCACGATCAGCGACCTGAGCCATCTGTTCACCCGTCATAAACTGTTGCATCAACTGTATGACACGACGCGCTAAGTGACCTATACCTATTTCAATAATAGCTAGTTTGTCCGCGGCTCTAGCGTTCTGAGCATCAGCGATAATGGATGCTTCAGTGGCTGTGCGCCTAATTTCTGGCATTGAACCACGGGCGTATTCCGACACGCCTGACACAGTGTTAATGTCTTGTTCAATAATAGCGGAATAGTTGTAAATCTCAGGAGACAAAGGTGTTTGAGGCATTGGTATAACAACCTCGTTCAACGACTTGTTTTCGTCTACAACAGGCACAAGCCTGCCGTCGTCATCTGCTTCTAACGCTTCACGACCTTCAGGACCGAAAGACCTTTCGTGGAACAAATATTTGCGGGCGTAACGTTTACGTGCGTTAACCAACTGGGAGCGTGTCTTATCTAACTCCTCCTGGAGAGACTCGATAGCTTCCAGATCGCCCATCGGATAGAAGTAATCGGGTACATCGTAGTTGCGTAACATGACGAAAGGCTGCCCATAAGCATAAGGCATAGGTATCGGATCAACTAAAAACTCCTCACCGTTCTGAGCTAACACACTCATCTTGTTGTTAACAATGTCGTAAAACTCGAAAATGACTGTTCTATCAACAATGTCTTGCAAATACTGGTCTTGCTGCTCCCTGTCAGTGGGGGTGAACATAGGGTTCAGAACCGAATCGGCACCAAGGTTTTTACGAGCGGAAGCCTTGTAACGTTTATCTTTCTTAGCTTCCTCCAAAGGTCGGATTATACGCTGACAAATCCACTGTGCATCCTCTAAACAAGTAGCTTCAGGATCAATGTAAATATCGTAAGGTGATACACGTTCAATGAAAGGCTGATCTTCAACGACCATCATCGCAGTGTCAGGGATGCTCGCAGCCATCTGCTCATCTGTAGGCAAATCACCTGCCATGACAGGGTTTTCCATAGCGAACATGTCTGTCTCACCGACAGCATCCACGAACATTTCGTCACGTTCCATGTCGCTGAGAGTACGTTCCTGCTCAACGAAATTCCAACCGACTTTCAACCAGCCGTGACCGAAAATAAGAAAATCTTTAACGGAACGACGGAAAGGTTTACGGAAATCGTGATGCCTCCACAAGTGGTTGACTACAGCTTCAACGAAAGCCGCTCTGTCCTCATCTTCAGGCTGGTTGGGGGTGACAACTATTTTAGGGTGGTTAACTGAAACAGCGGGAGCTATAACGTTAACAGTTGAGAAAGCCAAATTAACTGCGATCAGATCCTCATTACTGACCGTCGTGTTAGGCCAGTGTTTCCCACGGTACAAATCAACCATGCGTCGCCACAACTGGTCATAACCCATATCATCACGCCAACGAGCCGCTGCCGTTATTTTCTGTAAAGTTATGCTGTGTTGTTCAGCACGGGTTTTGCGAGCCATCAGACCTTCTCTATGTTCCTACCTTGAGCTTTCGCTTCGGATACCAGCTTGTTTTCACGTTCACGTAAAGTTAAATGCTGCTCATCAAGAGGTAACCTGGAACGGCTAACCGCCCCTGTTATCACCCTGAGTCCCAACAATTTTTGCCGCCACTCCCATAATTCTTCAAGCTCAACATCCGTCTTAGGACCCTTGTGGGCTTCGACGTATTCTGCGAACTCTTTGAAAGAAGCGTCAGGCGCTAAAACAGCCACTAGCTAGGGCGAGGACCGAAACCTTTAGCGTTCCAACCCTTTAGACGTGGTTGTGGTTCCGCAGGTTCAACCTTGCCAGTCACACCATGCTGATTCATTGGAGTTTCACGCACAGAAGTCTCACCATAACCGCCAGTCATGTGAGCATATTCAGTATCCTCGAAACGTTGAGCGAAATCCTGAGAACCACCAGGTTCCCATATAGGGTTAGCTACAACGCTTGATCCGCGTTCCATTTTGTTATTACCACCTGAAGTTCCAGCACCATCAACATTTTCACTGGCACTAGTGTGGGAAACAAATCTTGCCATTTGAACCTCCTCGGTTCGTATAGTCTCTAAATAATACGGTTATACTGTCCCACGCACCGTTTTTGAACCTATACGAGTCTCAGAACTCTCCTTTTCGGACAAAGCAAGGTTCTTAAACCAATCTATAGTCCAGTAATCGTCAGAAGCAGGCGCATATTCGGGCATGAACGCATACTGGCGCATCTGATTAGACAAAGCCAAAGCCATCACACGGTCATCGAAAGGAGAACCAGACATGCTCCCACGCTCATTACGCACATAAGTACGCAACTCGTTAACAGTGTTCCTGTCGAACAACGTCAACTCGTCGTTACGCAACGCCATTCCCAAATCGTCAATCAGCAAAGGTTTAGTAGTCCTAGTCGTTTTCCAACCAAACTCCTGAGAAACCTTGTTAGTGACCTTATTCACAGAACGTTTCCTGAACATGTTAGGATACCCCAAATGACGGAGCTGCACGATTGTAGTCAAACCATGATTGTTGGACTCCACGCAACACAAAGCATCGTTATACCACAAACCAAGCATGTGAACTTCCTCAGCTAAATGATCGGGTGGGATATGCCCATGCCAACAAGCAGCCTGCTCACCTGAACGCACATCCAACACCTGAATACACGAATAATCGCCGTGAGCTAAACCCTCAGCCGTGTCAACACCCAGAACATAAATCTGGTTGCTGACTGGTCTACGCCAAACTGTGAGCATCTTCTCTGAACTCCACCACTCGTTTAGATATTTCCCGCATATACCCCATGACACCAGGTTCGACTACAGTTGCCATAGCATCCAACTTGTCTAAATCAAACACAGGGTTACCTGACTTGATGAACGCCTCCTCAGGCGTAGTTGGGTACTCTTGAGCCAACTGCCAAGACAACATGGAATCTTTCTTAGATTCGTACCACGATTCATCCCTGTCCTCGGTAGCTGACCACGGAAAAAACATAGGGGCGAACTTGTTGTTACCCGTTTGAGAACCAACCCACGTTTCGTGAAAAAAGTTACCCGAACCGTTAGCAGTAGACAAACCAATGATCCTACCGCCAACGTCAGCGACAGGTTCTATAGAAGCCCACGCTTCCTCAGGATTTGGAAGGAACGCCCATTCGTCAACCACAACCAGCGAAGCTGACTCACCTCTCGCAGGATCGGATGCTGAAGGCATTGAAGTAATTTGCGACCCGTTATCAAACCCCATTTTTTGCTGATGTTCAATAAGCGACGCGGGACCGCGCGCAACAAGCCACTCAGGTAAATGCTGTAAACCATATTTAGATTTCCTTAACAATAAAACAGACTCACGCTCCGTGCGTGAAAGATCAATAATGTTCTGATCGGAATGAAAAAACGCTAACCAAAACTGGTGAGCAGCGACCAGCGTGGTCCATCCGATCTGTCTAGCTTTCAAAGTCAACGAATACCTGTGGTCAGCCCAATGGTCGATAGCTGTGGACTGAGCTGAACGCAACTTGAATTGGATACGCCCATGAGCGGGATGAGCTATATGCCAATAATTTTCCATGAAATACTTCTCATCAGCTACGCAACGCCGCCACTCAGCCTCTTGCTGCAACTCGGTTAAACGTGACACTAAATGTAAACTTCGACGTAAGCGTCACACTCTGGGCAACTCAAATTAGAAACCATAGAATACGACTCATCATCTATAAGGTCGTGGTCACCGCCCCAAATCAACTCAGTTTTACAATGCCAACAATTCATAACTCACCTTTCACCCTGGGTGATTGGTTAAAAATTCTTCATACTTCTCAGGTGAATCCAATATTATCGTAGTATACGAATAACTACCAGCATCCTTATTATCTTTCCCCAAAGTCACCGTAATAGCACCAATAAGAGTACCAATAGCCACCAACAAACCCGTGATCGCTGCTATAAGTTTAATCGTTTTATTCATCTACTGGAACCAAGATTGTACAATCCGAGCTAACACCCCAACCAGACACACTGTAGACGCACCAACTATTCCCATCACCATCAGAATCAGCCAATCTTTCCCTGACGGCGGTTTCATTCGCATGATTCACATGTCTCAGGGTTCTCCAAACCGCAAACGAGTTCCTCGTCGTCTTTGAAAACATCGTATTCCTCAGATGAAAAAGCACCATCATAAACCAGCCCTTCAGGGTGTTCCCCAAGAATCGTTTCATCCTCATAATCAATCAACTATCAACCTTGAAATCTTGGACCCGTGATGTTTTTAGCCAATATTTCTTTAACATCACCTATTGAAACAGGTTCACCCATAAACCAGTAATAATCTCCCTTTTTACTAAATTTCCATCCCAATTTTTCCATTGCATCTGCAATAGATTTATGGTCAGAAACTCTAGCACTTTGCAACCATGCCTCGTTATTTAATCTATCAAGACTAACTGCTGTGCCTTCATCTAATGACGGGTATTGATTAGCAATTTGACGATTAGATTTAGCTGTTGCTTTAGCTTGAGCAGCAACATCATCTATAGATTTACTTACACCTCTGCTGGCAGGACCAAGAGCATCAGCTAATCCTAGTAACGGGCGATCTGGAACTAAATGCCCCGTAGACTCACTCATTTTTATACGCGGTCTACCATCAGGTCCTAAAATATTTTCACGTTGCAAACCTGGTGTTCCCTTTGATGTTTGGGCTACAGGTTCAGCAGAAGCCAAATCATCAGCCCATTTAGGTTCAAGAAAATCAAGAGAACTCTTAGGAGGAGTTGACCCATACGCTTCCCTTAAAATAGCGTCAACACTATTAGGATCTTCCAACCC